TTTCGAGAAAATCATAAAAACCCAACCGGAGCCGAGATATAGCCATACAATATTGACAGCAAAAGCATATTGTCCAGCCATAAAATCAAAGCACCACGCCCCAGCAGTTGCTAGGCAGTAAGTAAGTACTTTTGTTACGAATGGCTTTCTCATATGCTTTGAATTAATTAAACCTTTACCCCATGCAGCAGGAATGGCGATATATTTATCATAGCCGCTTATAGTCTCTGGGTTAGCCCCTAAATCAATAAGCATTTGATAGCCAATCGCAGCCCAACGTGTGAGCAAGTCTAGGAACACCAGTAAAATGAATATCCCTAGCACTTGCACATGTTTGAGCCCTAGCATATATATGCCGATTTCTGCCACTACTGCGAGCAAGGCTTTAATAGCGAATGACTCTGTGAGCATTCGCCATGCCTCACTCATAAAATGTGTTATTTCTCCCATGTGTTCCCCTTATTACTAATTATAAATGGTCTACAGCGTCTCCAGCATTAATATATTTATGCTTGCTATCGTCCCATTCGACTTTTGACGTTTGAAGCCAAACACTACTTATACCGTCTTGTAAAGTGCCTATTTTAATAGGTTTGTACATATAATCACTATTAGAGAACGCAACATTTTGAGGAGTTTCAACAACAATAGGAATATCACCAATAGCATTATTATTGGTATCTCTAAAACTATATTGATTATCTTGGCCGTCTTTAGTTGATAGGCTTACTTTCTTACTTGTTTTAATTAGCACACTATCAATTTGAGTAACTAACCATTTACCAAGTGCTTTGAAAGCGTTATTTCCTTTGAAGTTAGTTACATCAATTTCTAATTTGCGACCAAACAAGGCATATCTTACATTGTTTTCCTCGAATGTATCGTCAGCGTTGGAATGAACCTCTATCCCTTTAATTTCTATACTGCTAATCTCACGATCTACAAAATCATAATATTTAATTAAGATATTAGCGACGCCGAATGGTGCAATAGGTACACGCATATTGTCGCTCTCAAACGCACGTTTCTCGCCGCCGTCAATAGAAATCTTAAAGTGAGGCTCGCCTTTAAGGTCTACGAATTGCTGGCCCTCTAAAGGCTGAATATATTCAAGTTGCTTATATGTAACGTTGATATTGTCGCCTAAAATCTCTACCAATTTGGCGAGCACTGTTTCGATGCTATTATCAGCCAAGTATACATTTTTTTGTTTTAACAGTTCAGCCGCACGTTCAGCACTTGCTGGCTCGCCTTTTGGGCCTTGTTTGCCCTCTTTGCCTTGTGGGCCGTCTGGGCCTTGCTCGCCTCGTTCACCTCTAGGGCCCCTCAAACCCTCAAACAAAGGTAAAATAGAGTCTTTATCGAATTTCAAGGTCAAAGTATTATCTGCCATTATTTAAATCTCCTTCCAGAAGCCTACAATATCAAAAATATATCTCTTGCCGCTGGGCACGCCCCAAGCCTTAATATTCCTAGAGTTAGGCTCAATGTAAACGCTGTTATTATTAGCGTCTATAGCAACCTCTAATAATCTCGAAGGAACAGGAGCATTAGCTGGCAATGTAGCAATAACGCCACCATTTCCACTATTCTGCGTTAATACAATATCCAAGTGTAATTTTCCAAAGCCACTCAAAGGGCTATATTCTAAATACCCTCTACCATTTCCACGCTCGCCAGCTCTAGCAACGCCCCAGATAACATCATATGACTTAACAGCAGCTGCTCCGCTTATGCTATCTCCTTTAGGCCCTTTAAGTTGTTGCTTTTGGCTTTCGGTTAGATCCTCAAAGCGTAATGAGTCGCCTTTTTCTCCTCGTTCGCCTTTTAAAGCAGCTAATTGTTCTGCAGTAAAATCGCTGTACTTGAAAGGCTCACCTTTTGGGCCTTGCTCCCCTTTATCGCCTTTAGGCCCTTTAAGACTAGCTAATTGTTCTGCAGTAAAATCGCTGTACTTGAAAGGCTCACCTTTTGGGCCTTGCTTGCCAGCGTCCCCATTATCGCCTTTGGGGCCTCTTAAACCCTCGTATAATGGCAAAGTAATTTCTTTGTCTAATTTCAAAGTAAATATATTATCCGCCATGACTACTACCCCCCTCTGATTAATGCATTGAAATATCTTGAATAAGTGTAATTTTGCCATAGCCTAATTTGATATACTCGCTATCGCTATATATGAAAGCGTCATATACAAGGTCTTTGCCGTTTACTTTCTTGGCTGCCGATGTAGCACCACTCAATGAGAATGTAACGTATTTCTCGCCTACCTCTGCATTGAGCTCAAATATAACGCCCTCATCGGCTCGCTTTCTGACTTTGCACACGCCATGAAAGCCTGTGAGTACTCTGTCGCTATCCTCTGGCACTACATAATTGATATTAAAATCTTGGCCAGCATGAATAGTGAAATCGTGTTTTACCATAAATCAACCCCCTTTATTGTTTGGCAATTACTAATACAAATACTTCGCCGTAGGAATAGCATTCTACATCTTTAAAACCTTGATTTGAGCCGTCGCTGCCAGAGGTTGACATATCCAAATAACGGCTTTCTGCAATCGCTTGACGCTTTCCTTTAATGCCAACGTTTACCTTTTTAGAGCGGTTTGTTATGAAATAAATATCACAACCACCTACCCAGCGCCTTTTTTGTTGGTTAAATCTATCGTCTGTAATACGTTCACCTACAGTGCCGAGGTTATCATCTCTTAACGGCGAAATGTAAGGACTGCCTCTGTTACTTGCTTTGCAATAGCTCTCAGTCTGAACATACCCAACTGGAACGAATGTACATTGTTCCTCTGTAAACCCATTAGGAATAGGGCACCAGTCGCCATGCTTAACTTTGTACATTTGAATGTCTATATTTCTAATCTTGTAACCAGATTGGAAAATAGAGCTTGCGTCAATGCGTGAGGCCGTAATGTTAGCCCCTATAATATTGCCGTTTGGGTCAATTTTAAATGAGCCGTTCGCATTCTTAAAGGTGCCACCTGTAATAGAGCCGCCCTTTAGGTCGCCTATGTTCGCCGTGATAGATGATAGGCTATCAACTTGCATTTTGTCGGCACTAACAGAGCCAGCCTGTAGCATACCCTTTGTAATGATATTATTATCAAACAAAGCTGCCCCAGTAACGTGCAAGAGCTTGCCGTCTATTCTGGTTCCTGCTGGGCTTAGATTGATACGGCTTACAAGTGCGGCGCCGTCAAGGCTATTGATTGCATTTGTAACTTTCAGCTCAATACCATTAGAAATTTGGGTAATTTGAGAGTTTACATTGCTATTCAAATCATTTACAGAGCGCTGAAATGCGCTCGCTTGGTCTATCAACTTACTTTCAAAGCCGTTGACGCTAGTTTTAACTGTGCCAACCTCGCCTTTTAGATCATTAATAGCCTTATCCATAGCAGCAAGGCCGAGGCTTTCCATATCGAGTAGGTTTTTATCAATCTTAGCTCGTACTGTAACCATGACAGCCTCACTCGCTGGCCCCTCGCCGAAAATATCAACGTAAGCCACTTTCACATTGTAGACGCCAGCGTCTAAAGGAATTGTTAAAGCGTTTGTAGTAGTGAAATATACCTTACTATCTACATACACATTAGCGCCCTTACAGCTTGCAGGAATAGCCTCAAATGTAACGCCTATGCCGTTGATATTGCCAGTTGCTTTTACATTACTAGGCGTTTTTGGTAGAGGTACGTTATAGGTCAATTCTGCAGGTGCGCCATAGCCTTTGGCTGGGTTATGAGCGTACAAGTACACCTTACCAGTCCGATTGCGTAGCGTTCCGCTGTATGTGGTGTTATTACTGCGGCCGATTAAGCCGTCATTTTGCCCTGCGTTAAGGTCAAGGCGTAGCTCGTAATAATCTACATCGGCATTTCTAACCTCTAGCCAGTTAAAATGCGCCATATCGCTGAATGAAATAGAAAAGCCGAGAGGCTTGTTCGGAATTTCACTCTTTAGCTCTACAGTAATACTCTTAGATACGCCCTGCGAGGTGTTTCCGTGAGTATCTTTTACAATGGCTTTAACCTCATATGTATGGCCTAACCCCCCCCCTCTTATAATCCCTCCCCCCCCCCCTGCCCCGCCATATTTCCATTGGCTGCTCGGCTCTCTATACCATACCTCAACTGTATCAAGGCTATTGATATGAGGCACGTTAAACCCTGCCACCACATCGAATGACTTAACCCTATTAGTGATTTCATAGTATTTAGTGTATAGCGTGAGGTCTGTAACCTCTGGAATAAAGTACGGCGTTAAGGTGTACGGATAAGCCTGCACCTCATCAAGGCCTTGCTCATTCGTGCCGAATATGTTCGATGATGTGAATTTAAGGTATATCGTTTTACCTATATCCTCTTTGCGATATGGGTATCTAAATAAAGCCTCATCTACACGAATAAATCGCTCGCCAGCGCTATGATTAATGGCATTAGTGCCATATTGTCCACGCACGAGGCCAGTCAATGAAAATTGATTATTAGGGGCCATGTTAGCGCCCTCATAACTTAAAGCCTCACCATTTACCCAACAAAGAGTATTCGCACGCTCTGCGTCTATATGTGTGCCGCCTTTGAGTACACCTTGATTAAGAGTAACCTCGCAGGCGTTCGCTGTTTCATTGAATGCCAATCGAGTGCGGCCCATTCTAGCCTGTTGCGTAATGGAACCTATGCGGCTGTAGTTCTGATCATTATCAGATAACCACACAGAGCAGCCACCCCAGCCAGCTGGCGCATTGACGCCAATAAAAACATTATTGCCGCCTACATCGCCTACAGTTTGGAATATAGCCACATCGTTGACGCTTGGCGCCTCTTGGTTGTAATCAATGAAAGGCCGCTCGTTTTCGTGCACATCATAGCGAGCTGGCGCATAAGTACCAGCAGGCTTGCCCTCTGCCGTAAATTCGAGCTGTCCGTCGGCTGCCTCGTTTACCGCTGTTATAACTACTATCTGCTTATTTAATTGGCAGGCCTCATCGGTAAGCGTTACTAAATCGCCTACCTCGAGAGTACAGAATGCCCAGTCTAGCCTAAAAGTGTACTGCGTTTTAGCATACAGCCGTTTCATAGCCAACTGTTCAGCGTAGTATTGAGCCCTAGCCTTTGTATAAAGGTAGTGAGCCGTTTTCTTTGAGGCTGGTTTCAAGCCGTTGCGCTGTACATCGGCCACCACCTCAAATGATACTGTCTCTTTTTCGTAGCTGTTAGCTCGATTAATAAACTCGACTGTTGCCTCGTTGTAAGCCTCGCTTGTATCCTTACGCTTATAAAGAATAAGCTGGCCGTCTGTACCTGCGATAAAATCATCTGCCGTGAGGTTATATTGAATTTGGTTCGCAGGCGCCCATGTGCCGATAGGCTTATCGGCTAAAGGTACGATTTTAAGCCTGTCAGTACTCCAAAATACAAGGCTATTTGTAATCTCAGCTATATCATTAATAATCTGCTGAGCCTTAGCGCTCTTTTGGTCTGGGGGCGTACTGATTAATATATCAGCAGCCTTACAGTAGGCTCTAAAGTTTTCAATGCCCTCAATCTGTACATCGGCTCCAACTGATTGCAGCACATGCTCGATATAGTCGGCTGGGTTGACGTCTACGCCGTCGCCTGTATCTCTGAGCTTGCCATATACCTCGAAATTATATTGAGGTAGGCTCCCTCTGTCGCCTAAATCAACCACACCAGCCATATAAGCCAAACCGCTATAAGGTAGTGCCTTATCTGGGTGCTTAGAGCTCATATAAGGCCATGGCGCTTGGGCTACTGCTCCATTGAATAAGGTGAGCTGAATGTTTTCATTTGGATATTGATATACCTCTTTATCTTTCCACACCTTACCAATACCAGCGATAGGCCCCTCACATAATGCAATAGCTGCCGCTACTGTGTAAGTGTAGCTTATATCTGTATGTTTTGAGCCGCCGCCTTTGCCTGTGCGTGTAGTGGTCTTATGTTCGTGAGCTGTAAAATCTTCGTAGTCGATGATATTACCACTCACTCGAGTTGTACCCAGTATTTCTGGAACCACCTCGCCATATGAGGCTGTATTGATTTGAAAATCAGCGATCATATCGGCTCGGCTAGTTGTATTTTTGCCTCTATGGAATAAAAAGCCCATTATTCACGCCCCTCTCTATATCTGTATACAGCCCTCAAACGTGAGCGGCCTTTTTTATCGTAAAATAATACATCATCGAGCTTAGAAATAATCACGCCATAATCTACAAAAGCATGAATTACTAGCCCATTGCCTATATAAATAGCGCCGTGTGAGATACATCGGCCGTATTGATATAGTAAAAAATCGCCAATTTCAATCGGTGCGCCCTCTTTCACCTCGTCGGCTACCTGTTGCACATATTTGAGGTATTTCTCCTCAGAATGGTGTAAGTGCCACTCATTTGAGTAGTTTTCAATCTGCAAGCGGTCAGCTTTCATGAGGCCGCTATCCACGAGCGCAGCCACTAATAAATAAGAGCAATCGACGCCAGCACCTTTTACCATTGAATTATTGGCGTATGGTGTGCCTAGCCATGCAGTAGCAGCTTTTGCTATCTTTTCGCCAGTTGTTAAGTTATTCATCGTATGCTCTCCTTTAGTGGTACATAAGGCGTAGCCCTGTTTCTATTCCAGTTATTGAATTTATTTTTACATTCTGTAGGCGTTTTATTGCAGCCAGCGTATATATAGAATTGGTCGCCGACTCTTGGGCTTACCTCGATAGCGCTCATATACAGAATTACGCCGTCATTGCTTTGTAAAATCTGTGTAGATTGCCCTGCCAATGGGCCAGTAACCCAATCAATGCCGCCAGCCGTGTAATAGCCATTTGTAAATTGTAAGTCAATTCTTATGGAATTAGGGCCAGAGCCTAAAGCTGTAACCTTACCGCTTTTTCTGAACTTGCTTATATCAACGCCGCACTCTTTTGAGTACACGCTGAAAGGGCATTGAGGATAATATCTGCGGTTAGGATATTCAATATTGAGCTTTTGCACGATTGATTTAACATTGAGCTTTAATGTGAGGCCACCGCCTTGCGTTACCTCACATAAGCCTGTAAATAACCCTACAGCCCCTATAATGGTGTAGTTATCATCAAAGAATGCTCGTTTTAGCGTCATTTGAGCGCCGTCAAAGCCGCCATTGTGAGCTACAGCCATAATAGGAACGCCGCCTATTTTATCCTGCTCATTCGTGGATATGCTAACAGTCATTTTATCAACGCTTACAGTGCTATTAGTGGCTATCTTATCCCTTACGATAATAGGGCCGTCGCTTTTGTAGATTTGGCCGTTATATGATACGTCGGCGTCTGAGTCGGCCCAGTAGTACGTTACGCCACTACGCAAGCGCAACTCGTAAAGGTCGCAGCTCATGAAATATTTATCATTGTTGATGTGCTGCCTTAGCACCTCGTTTATATCTTTCATAATTGCGCCCCCTATCGAGTTGATACTAACTTGAATGATTTAGATTTATATACATTTGTAAAAATATACTCGGCTGTCATATCACCGCTGAACCTTACCAGCCAATAATAAGTATAATCGGCTGTAATTACTGCATTCGGCGCAACTGTCTGGCCTGCTGCCAGCTTAATTACGCCTTTATCGCTAACAGCTCGAATAGGTGAGCCATTAGCGTATAATTTAAGGTTTTCAACGTGATACACAGGTTCTAGGAAATCGCCGAACTTTCGCACGGCTTGCCATGAACCCATTGAACCAGTACCGAGCTGTATGCCTTTTTCGGCGTTATCCTCTGGATCCAGCCAAAGAAATGGAACTGTTCCGCCTTTAGTCTTAGAATAAAAGCCCATAAGTTCCTTATATTGTGCAGGTGTCAGCACCTCGAACTCTGTGGAAATCGTGTATTGTGGATATTTCCAGTTTGTCATGGTGCGCACCTTACCAGAGCCAGAGGTCTTTGTCTTGGTGTCCCATTTCTGGGCCTTTGTAGATTTCCAAGCCAAAGATATGATAGTAGGAAATTTCATTATTTCTGCCATATTACCAAGTTCCCTCTGTTCCGATAAATTCTCTATCTTGATTTACAAGGAATTGACGCAAAGCTCGGCCGCCTCGTGTTTCGAGGAATGAGCCAAAGCTCTCGGCGTCTATAGCGCTTACGTTGAGCGTAACGCCACCGCCTGCGCCCATGCCACCATTAGAGCGACTTATGCCCTCGCCTAATCGGTCGAATACTGTATCGGATAAAGGCAATACAGCCTCTTGATACTTGCCCTCACCGATTTGGGCTATTGTGGTACCATATGCAAGGCCACCCTCTGCGAGTGCTGGCATGCTCTTAGCACTAAATGCAGCGCCAAAACTACCGCCAAAGCTACCAGCTGCACCGAGCGCCGTTGCTTGCGCTACGCCTGCCGCTGTGCTACTACTCCAAGCAGCTAAACCAGCCGCCGCACTAGCGCCGAATGTCGCCATAGATACTTGTTGAGCGAGTGAGCTCCAAGCAGGTAATTGAGCTTGTGCTGCCGCTACGCTTGCCGCTGTTTGTTGCGATTGTAGCATTCTACCGAGCACGGCTTGCTTAATTTGAGCGGCTATCCATTGAGCCACGCTATCGGCTATTGTTTTAAGAATAGCCTTACCCATATTTTGGAATGCCTGCGTTATTGTCATTGTGCCCTGCAAGAGGCCAGAAATGCCCTCTTGTAATTTATCAATGCCAGCGCTTGCCGTATCCCATAAAAGCTGTTGCGTGTTCAAGTGGCTATCCATTACAGCCTGTTGATATTCGCTTAACAATTCCTTGCGTAGATCATAGCTCTGTTGAGTAGCTACATATTCAGCGTCAAGAGCTGATTGCAACGCCTCAAAGTTCTGTGTACGCATAGCCTCGTCAATGTTCCATTTTTCCTCGGCCATTGTGCGCTGTAACTCTAGGTATTTATCATTGTAATCACGATGAACTGCGAGCAATTCCTCAGTCTTTTGCTTTTCAAAGTCAACTCGGCCGTCCTCTGTCATTTCAAACAGAATGCCTCGCTCTTTCAGCGAGTCAATGAAATGCTGTTGCTGCATTTTGTCCATTTGGACGAAATCATCAGAGTATTTATCCCATTTATCACTGATTGCGTCTATTGCGTCGGTGTATTCTTTTGTGAATTGCACCATTGGCGAGGCTTGCCCTGTGCTATCTTTAACCGCTAGGCTTAACTCGAGGTCTTTGCGCATATCTCGAACATTATTCTCGATTTCTCGCATTTTCGCCATTTCTTCTTGTTTAGCTTTAATGCGTTTTTCTGCGTACACGGCGTTCAATAGTTCAAGGTCTTGCTGGTAGTTCGCATTGGCTGCTTTTGATTTATCTAGCTCGTCAAGCTCTTTCTTATACTCTAATTCGAGCAACTCTTGCTTATTGCCTAGCATTTCAAGGTACGATTGCAAGATTTTCTCGTGCACTTGTTTAGCCTCTTTTTCTAGGTCTTTGCCAGCGCTACCCTTGCCGCCGCCACCTTTGCCGCCTTTACCACTACCACCACCGCC